GGCTTTACAAATACCTGAAATTACGCCAGAGTATGACAGAGCGGGGCGAGAGATCAAACAAAGAAACTTGCCTATATTTTTCCGTATCAAGAAATGGGAAGCGAACGATGAAGACCTTACAACTGAATGATTATGAACGTGGCTACCTTACCTGTATGTACGACACAGTGGTACTGCCTGACCTAGACGCTGGAAATGATGACGATTGGGTAGGCGTACAGATAGGTGAGCGGATGTTCGATATGAACGTCTGGGTTGATGACATGACAGGAAATATTGTGTGTACAGTTTATGAATGCTATTGGATGGATGGCAACTGGCATACAAACACAAAGCAAAATGGTTGGGTGATTACAGATGAAACACGATAAACGCAAATTTGTGGTTGACATAACCGCATCAGTCTCTAAACAAATACCTGTTAGTGCGCACACACAAGCTGAAGCAGAAGAAATGGCACATGAAATATTCTGGGAATACTACAACAGCTTGGATGGTGTACCTACACTATTTCAACAGGAAACCTACGACATAGGCGAGGTGTGACGATGGCTAAAGATAATACAGTTTGGATACAGCTAACTAAAACAGAGGCCAATGCCTTGATGGTTATGCTGGACAGCGAAATGGATAGGCGGTTTGAGTTTGACGGGCTTGACCTAAAAGAATGGGAAATGCTTGACTTGGAAGCCTACAAGATTCTAGCCTTTCACAAGTTCAAGACATGGTATTGGGAGAATTGCGGTGGGTAAGATGAAAGCATTGGCAATGGACAACGAAGACAAATGGTTTGACATTGCCGGATCAGTCATTGGTGGCTGTGAGTTTGTCGGTGAGTTTATGCAACAGATGGAACCACACCGTGACCTGATGGCGCACTTCACTGACAACGAACTAGGCGAATTGATGCGGGAAACTTGGGACAACTTCTGGGCAGACAAACGATGAACTTCTACATTGACCCTGTGTATCCTGACAAGGCAAGCGACCCACGCCTGACAAATGTGCTTGACAAATGGCGGACACTAAACCGACAAATCAGTGACGCAGACTGGCATGGCAAACCCGTGACAAAAGCGCAACGTGACAAACTGGCAACACTTAGACAAATGGTGCGACATGGCAAATTGTACACACCAAATTTCTAGACAAACCCGTGACAAACGCACCACACTAAATCCTGCTTATCTGTGTGATGATTGCGGCAAACCAGCCATGACCAATGAGGCGGGGCGGTTATCCTGTCCCGCTTGCTATTTAAAAAAACTAGGTAAACAAATAAAACCACTTGACCATGCCGGATTTTATCCGTAACGTTTGCAAACCAACAAACGAAAAGGAACCAACGTTATGAAAAAACGAATTCACATAAACCAGCACGTCATTCGTGCAAATAAGAAAAACGGGACAACCGACCCCGTAATCACTATTAAAACAAATAAACAAAACGTCTATGCAGACCGTGTCGAGATACGCGGCCCGTCTAACGTTGTTTATTCACCTGATAAACCGCTGTCATGCGGTGCCCGTGTTTGGATTGAAACAGAAGCACCCGTATTTTGTGAGAATGGCGGCAATACTGTTTTGATTAGCGGGGTTTGATGTGATGAAAAAATCTGATGTAAACAAGCCAGCCGCGACCATGTACCCTAAGAGCCGCCGCGCTGTTGCCGATTGCAAATCCGTTTTGAAGCAATCAAACAATAAAAAGCTATCCAAAGATAAACTGCCCGTAATCAAAAAAGGCAAGTTTAAAGGCTATGTAATTTATACCCTGACATTAGAAGAGCGGGCAACCTGTCCCCGCTACTGCTATCATTGGGACAATTGTTATGGCAACAATATGATGTTTGGGCACCGTATCCAGCACGGCCCCGAACTTGAAGCCGCATTGCAAAAAGAAGTTGCAGAACTTTGCGCGACCTATCGCGGGGTAATTATCCGGCTTCATGTGTTGGGTGATTTCTATTCGGTGGACTATGTCGAACTATGGCAACACCTGTTAACCAAATTTGATAACTTAGCTATCTGGGGTTTTACCGGATACAAACCGACTAGTGATATCGGGCTTGCTATCCGTGCCGTGCGGGGTGGTTTTGGTGAGCGGTTCGCGGTTCGGTTCAGCAATGCGCCGGACTGGCAATTCAGCGCGAACAGTGCCGACCTATACAAGCCAGTAAAAAACAAATCGGTAATCTGTCCCGAACAAACGGGCAAAACCGAATCGTGCTCAACGTGTACCGTTTGCTGGGCGGCAAAAGATATGCAGGTTTTATTTCAAACCCACTAACGTGACAAACGGGGCGACACTAAATAAAACCGACGTGTGACAAACGGGGCGACACTATAGTTTTTTTTGGGATGTCATGCCGCTTCGGTGTTGGTTCCGGCGGCGGTGGCATCATCGGGCAAGTTGAGTAGCGGGGCTTGCCCATCGGGGCGGGGCGGGAATTTTTCCATTTTTTCCCGTCCCGTTTTTTTATCTGCATTTTTTTTGGGTTGGGGGGTTCCCATCACGTCAAATCGGTGTATGATTCGTGTATGTTTAATGTTCAATCAACGAAAGGTAACGAACATGTTTGATTCTAATTTAGTCGCATCAACCTATAAACGCGAAGGCGGCGGGATGTTTCACCATCATAATGATGTTAACGATATCCGGCTTTTTACTGAGTTGGGTTCCGTCCGGCGGGTGCCAATCGAAGCCATCACAAGCGAAGACTATTCAGACATAGCATTGTGTGAAACTACCCCTATGCCCGATTATTCGGCTTTGCAAAATACGGCAACGGGTGAAGTTTTGAACACAAGGCCAGTCGGTGCCAGCTATAAACTTGTGCCGCATGATGAACTATTCGCAAATCATGCTGAAATTTTGGCGGGTTCAGATTTACCCATTGGCAACGTCAAGGTATTAGACCGCATCTATGACGGGGGATTACGGGCACATAGAACCGTGCATTTCATGGACTTGCAACACGCAGTCGGTGATAAGCAGGACAATGTTGTCTGCCGCATGGATATTTTCAACAGCATTGATATGTCTTGGGCTTTCCAGATATTTAGCGGGGCGTATCGTGACCTTTGCCGTAACACGTTGGTATTTGGCGGTGAAAAGGCATATCACCAAAAATCAAAACACACAAAGAACCTTGAGCCAGCCGCGCTTATCAGCAAGGCGGCAATGGGTTTGAACATGTGGGAAAGCCAACTTGACTTGATGAATCGTTGGCGGGGTGCCCGTCTATCGGATGAGCAATTCGGGGATATCTTGGCGCAAACCGTTTGTTACAAATCCGGCGCGGCGGCGGAACTAGGCCACGTCAAGCCAGTAAACGAACGTTTGTTCAATTACCTTATGCATCAATTCAATGCGGAAAAGCAGGAACTAGGTTCGACCATGTGGGCGGCTTATAATGCCTTGACGCACTGGGCAACCCATACAAATGTGACATGGACTGGCGCGGATGGCGTCGAGCGGCAGACTGGCAAAAATACAGCCAGCCAGCACATGGTTCAGCGCAAACGTAATGAAGATGTGCGGAACGTCATAACCAGCCCGTCATGGCAATATCTAGAAGGATTGGCGGCGTAATGGATCTATTGAAAATATGCTTGCTGATTTACAAGACGGCAATCGTTGTCTTGTTAATAATGGGCGTTTATGCCTTTTTGTCAATTTAACTGGATGAAAGGAACCAGAACGATGACAACCAACAACGAACATATCAAAGAGCTTTGCAACCAGCTTGTTTCGGCTGTCCGGGCCGATGTAAAGCAGGACTTATACCAGCGGTTTAAGGCCGAGTTTGATTTTCAGACTGGTATGCATGGGGAACAGCTTGAGCCAGTCCGGCGGCGGGGTGAACGCGGAACCGACAAGCGGCCATTCCGCCCGAATTCGTCACTGGCGCGGGTTTACCGCACGCTTGCGGCTAGGAAGCACGGCATCAATATAAATACCCTTGCCCGTGAATCCGGCTTGTCTATTCGCGGGGTTGCAAATGCCGTGCATCGGTTGCGCCAACATGGTTATAAAATCGTTGTGAACCGTGCTGGATATCAGCGGCCTAAATATCGGCTTGCCAGCTAGGCAGAAACCGACTAATAATATTGGGGACGGGGCAACTTGTCCCCATTAACCTTGAAACCGACTAGAAGGAACCAACGAGATGAAAACCACAATAGCAGTCAATCGTGATGAATTCGACAGCCAGTCAAAAAGAATGGTTGTCATTACCACCGACGAACAGGCATTGATCTTGCAGGCCGTCGAGGCATTAGAAATGCAGGCGCAAACATTAAAAGCAGTTTTGCGGTCTATCGGATTTGACCATTACACGTTTGCCAGCGACAACCCACGCACTGTTGCCCGTCTAAATCTTACCGTGAAAGGCCAGTCCGATGATGAGTAATGTCTTGATGCTGGTGTTGCTAGCATGGGTTTCTATCGCTTGTTGGTGCCTATTTATTGAATTGTGGAATAGGCGCAACGATACCTGAAACCGACCCGTATTCCTCCCACTTAACCCCGTTTGGCTAGTCCGGCGGGGTTCTTTTTTGCCTATCGTCTGAAATATCCGGCTTGGGTTTGATATTGCGGGATAAATCCGGCGGGAACTGGTACGGGTTTTCTATGTTATGTAGACGTCTATCAATCGCTATGAAATTTAACGATATGGCAAACGGGGTTACACGCGATGTGTGTGTGCGGGATAAATTAGGCGGAATATCAGCCAGTCGGTTTATTCGGGGCGGTTGTTTGAGGGGTGCGCCACGGCATCACCGATGGGGAAAGATAAAAATGTGACTATACGGGGGCGCAAGGGCCACCCCACCCCCCCTGCATATGCTATGCAATCCCGACAGCAATTTTGTATTTGGGGGGTTACCGATATGGGTATGAAACCGACGTGTAGGGGTGCCCCGGCGGGGATGCAACCGACGTGTAGGGGGATTCCCCACAGTCCAGACAAAAAAAGACCCCAACGGGGTATCCCGAAGGGGTTGGAAACCGACGTGTAAGGGGGAAGCGGGGGAAAGCGGGGGGTATTGGGTTATTTCCCTGAGGGTCTTAACCTCATTGTATAGGTACTTTTCGGATTTGTCAACCAAAATCGTACCCAATTTTATTTTTTTATCAAAAAAAAGTAACCTATGGAGATATTCCTGTTGACTTACATAGATATAGTAGCTATACTTGTGATGTGGGCAGAGGTTCACATAGCACACCCCGTCAAAAACCCTTTATTAACCCTTGAAATTGGGGGCGTGAGGCTAAGAAACGAACCACCCACACCAACAAACCGACAAGGACACCCCCCAGATATGCTTTTGGAAGCTTGGTTGCTTGTCTGCTTGTCGGTTTCACCAGACATGTGTGTAGAAATACGAGATACACGCGGTCCGTACCCCACCGAAGAGCAATGCAAACAGCGAATCGTCGAAATGGAAACGTTCGTTCGTCAACAACACCTGTTTCCGCTAGATATAAGCTGGCGTTGCAAGTCGGTTTCGGAAAATAACGATGAATCTACTACCCCAGACACACAAGAAAAGGGACTTGACCCCACAACAGGAGCGGTTCCTAGAGTTGCTATTTGAAAATGGTGGTCAGGTAACTGCTGCCGCCTTAGATGCAGGGTATTCTCGTGGATCTGCAGCGTGGCTAAAGTCAACGCTTGCTGATGAGATCATCGAACGCACCAAGTCGGTTTTGGCAACCAACGCACTAAAAGCCGCAAACCGATTAGTCGATACAATCGACAACCCCGCCCCGGAAAGAGGTGACGACCTGCGCCTCAAAGCTGCCGAATCGCTACTAAATCGTGTCGGCGTAGCAAAGCAGGAACAAATTAACCACAACGTAACGGCAGTACACGGCGTAGTTCTGCTGCCACCAAAGAAGGAAGTCGTGATCGATGGCTCTTGATGATAAAGATAAGGCTCGTGCAAAGTTTAATGAAGGCTTTCGTAAGATAACTGCTGCTGAAGTAAAAGATCTTACCGACAAACAAAAAAAAGTCTACGATAAGATTGTAGAAAATCAGAATATCGCTGCTGTACCAAAAGACAGATCACGGAACAGACTTATCAACAAAGATGTTCGTCTACGTGAGTTTGATTCAGAAACCTACGCAAAAGTTAAGCAGCCTCTG